GGTGGTATTCCTTTTAGTATACTTTCTATCAATCAAACTTTTGATCCTCAATTTACAGCAAATGGTGCCAACGTTCCTGGTGTAGTTGCTACAGGGTCTTATGTAAAGCAAGGTCTTATTACACACTTTAGAATTAATATAGATTTTGCTAATTGTAATGCCGCATCTTTCAATGTTGGTGGGCAGTATCAGGTTGTTTTGCCAGCGCCTTCTATCGCAACAATAACGGCTAGAGCCGGTACATTACATCAAGCAAATGGCGACGCCAAATATCACATCGCCGGTATCACAGATATAGACATAAGTAATACAGTCATGAAACTCTACTATTCAGGTAGTACCACAGATTTGGCCTGGAAAAATACCACACCAGTTGGAGCAACATCAAACACAAGTGAGTTTGATATCTCCGGTGCTTATCAAACAATAAGTTAAAAGGTTGACAACTATATATTTGGAGTATATAATGTATAAATTAAATGAGGAACATTTTGATGTTGGTTGCTAATGAAAACTTTTACACATATAAACAATGACCCAGTGTTGGTGAATCTGAAAAGAGAAGAACAAAATGGAAAACGATATTATATATCTCCTTCGGGCAGGCCTCTTCCATCGGTTACCACCTTTCTCTCTCACTTCAAAGGAGACTCCATCCAAAAGTGGAGGAAGAAAGTTGGCGAAGAAGAAGCGAACAAAATATCAGGACGAGCAAGCCGAAGAGGTACAAAATTTCATTCTCTTATGGAATCTTATATCAACAATCAGGAAGGGTTCCTCAACGAAGATGTAATGCCTGATATGCGGCATGCCTTCAATCAGTTTGTTCCTATACTCAATAGACTTGATAATGTTCACTATCTAGAAACTATGCTATACTCTGAAACTCTTGGTCTCGCTGGTCAAGTAGACTGTATTGCCGAGTTTGATGGTGTTCCTTCTATTGTTGATTTCAAAACTTCCTTGAGACCTAAGAGAGAAGATTGGATTCTAAGTTACTTTGAGCAATGTACCTGTTATTCTTTGATGTATGAGGAAATGACAGGCATCAAGTGTAAGCAGATTGTGGTATTGATATCGGTTGACCACGAAGAACCGCAGGTGTTTGTGAAAGACCGTAAAGATTACTTGCCAGAACTGGCGTATAAGATAAAAAAGTTTAGAGAGGATACAGGACTATGAAATCTCTACATATTAGAAACGTAGCTGGTCAGTTCGATCTAAAAGGTAAAAAATATAAACTTCTTTCCTGTAAATGTTGCGTTTTACAAAACTTCAAGGAAAGAGAAAGATATAGGGAAGCAAAGAAAGAAATGAGGGAATACAAATGAGAAAAGTATATCTAGCGGTAGCATTGGTGTTTCTTAGTTTGGGTTTGTCTGGTTGCGTTTTGGCGACCGTCGGTAAGTGCGTTGTATGGGACAGTTCTAATAGACCGTGCCAGTGATGGACCCGGTGGTATACACGGACCAGATTTAGACGATTACGAAAACGCTGTGGAGTGATAGGTGAGTAAGATTATTACTCGTAAATGGATTAGACCAGATAGTGTATTTCATACAGCAAATGAAACATACACATTTGAACAACTTGCCTTATCTATCAATCACTGGAAAGAAAGACTTCTCAAAGAACGGATAACACCAGGTCAAAAGATAGGGATAGCCATTCCATCTTATGAGTTATCATATCTGGCTATAACATTTGCCGCATTTGAGTTAGGTCTAAAGATGGTAATACTAACCAGACCTATGAATGAAAAGGATTGCGTCAGTGCTAAATGTCTGGCGCATTTGCCTTTGGATATGTTCATATACGGATTACCAGATGCGCCCGAATACAACTTTGCGGTCGATTTCTTCATTCGTCATTCATGGAAGAGTATTAGACTAGAACCTAACTATGTTGCTTTCTCTGACAATGATGTTGGTGTATATGCCACACCAGATAGTGATTTGCTTTTGTGTACCAGTAGCGGCACTACGGGCAAACCTAAACTAATAAGTCAAACACATTCTTTTCTTTATGACCTATGTTCTATGAACTGGGAGCAACTCGGATTCAATCAGGATGATTCGGCGATTCATCTAGAGTCCTTCAATCATGGATCCTCTATCTGTATATTCTTCTTACCCTCAATGCTTGTTTGTAAAGAGCATTATTTGTTTGCTAGTGTCGTCACCGATGCGGACAAAGGCTATTACTACAATGTTATGAAGTTTTGTGAGAGAAAAGGCATAACTAAAATACTATCACCAAACGGTTTAGCAACAGACTCGTTACTTTCTACATTAGAGTCTGGTGAAATAGATGCTTCCGCTGTCACTATGATGATTCTATCATTCATAAATCCAAAATGGCTGAATGCTGTCAAAAGTGGTAGTATCAAAAAGATTGTTAGTGTTTTTGGTTGTAGTGAAACTGGCGGTCCACTGTTTCTTCCATACATTGACAAGAACACAGAAAAGTTTGATCCAAGATCGTTAGGTAAACCGTGTAATGATTTTTATAAGATAACGACTCCAGACAATATGCTAACGGTAAAGATGCCAGATGGTAGAGTGATAGAGACTGGAGATTATGTCACAGAGGATTTTTACTTTGTCCGAAAAAACAAACTGCCACGCATCAATGACATTGATATCAACTCTTTTGACTTGATAGAACTTTTGGAAAGAAAGTATTCCAGAAGTCGATTTGAGATAGTGGTTGACGAGATTAGTAATCTGTTATATATTGTAACAGAAGATGAATCCATGTTGTCTGATTGTGATATCGGGAACGACATTAGCAGCTTTTACATGAAAAGAGTTGAGTTGGCAGATATCATCCACATACCAAATCTAGGAGATATGTCCGTCAGTATCAAGCCCGATCATGGAAAACTTTTAGAATACATCAACAATAGGACTTGACAAATGAAACGGATTGTAGTATTATTATCATTATTGAGTGGAACAGCAATGGCAGCGGATGATATATCATGCGATAAGAAGGCTAGCGATAGCCATATCATCCACTGTAAAGCAAAGAAGGTGATGGATGTTTCGTTGGTTTCTATTAACGGCGGTGAGTGTAACGCTCCTACATTTCACTGGCATGGTAGCGGTGAGTTTTCCATTCCAGGAACAAAAGAATGTGGCTACGTTGGAGCAGTCACATTATCAATCGACGGTCACAATAAAACCTTCGCCCCATTATAAATAGAATTGGAATCGTCTTCATCATGGATACACTCGTTAGACTAATTATCTAACATAGCGAGTTGGCCGACTAAGGGTATATCGTAACGTTCGGTATATCTGAATATCAAAGAAAGGTATGATGGTTCAAGTCCATCACTTTGACGCTAAGAGTGTATCTTTGATGGAGACGATAAATAGAATTGCCGAGGTCGTTGAGAGACGAAATATAGGTTTCTTGGACGTGGGTGCGATTCCCACCGCCTCCATCATAGATACACTGCCTAGACTGAAAAGATAGGAACCCGCAACTCTTTATGAGAAAAGTTGGAACAAGACAGAGGGTCCAACAGTGTATCTTTGATGGGGGCGAACAGGTTCGACGGGATACAGTAAGGTCGTAAGGAGACCAAAGGCAAATTGCAGGTGCAGCAAACGACAATGTACCATTTGACTTCGCTCTAGCAGCGTAAGTTCATTGGGTTTGGTGGTTTTCCTCGAAACAGAAAAATCACCTTTTATATTATGAACCAGAGGAACAAATGACCCCCGAAGACATACAAAAGTTTAGTTTAGAGATTGAGGAACTGGTCTATATGAAAGACATTCCTTATATCGATGCCGTCGTTATGTATTGTGAACAGACAGGATTCGAGATAGAGACCGCAGCAAAGTTAGTCTCGGGTGTTCTCAAATCCAAAATCAAACTAGAAGCCGAAGAACTCCACTTTCTCAAGAAATCTAATACCTCACAACTTCCTTTATAAAGGGTTACATCATGTCTAGTGAAGATTTTACCGACAAAGAAGTTCGGCACATTGCCGATGTCAAACGGAAACTAGAAATACTAATCAAAGACGTTGGCCTTTATGAAAGAAGACATCCAAGTTGGGATAAAAGTGAGGGGGTATCCACTGATGATGGTTATAATAGAGAATTTATAATCGTTGCTGGTGGTTGTATTAGTTCTCTGCTAAGGGATGAACTCATCAACGACATTGATACCTTTCTTCTAAAGAATGAATCATTCCATCCTAAAAATCCCACACAACACAACATGCTTGAGAATATGATTAGGCATAAACCGGGTACTTGGATAGTAAAGTATCATCTGGACGAGGATGATGATTATAGCAATGAACATATCTTTGCTACTGCACTCAATCAGGATTCAAATGTCCAGTATATCAAGACCGACTTCACGGATCGCAAGACACTGATTGATCATTTTGACTTCATTCACTGTATGGCATCCTATCATGTCGGCAGACTTTACATTAGCCATCAGACTTATAACGCTATTATGAACAAGCACCTTATTGTCAATGGTAATAAGAAAGTAAAGAAGTGGCGCCTTGATAAGTTTAGACACCGTGATTGGAAGACAAAAGAAGACCTCATGATTGACGAGCCACTAAAGTCAAAGTCACAGTCACTAGAGGAAATGCTCCGTAAGGTCCGTGTCCCAGATAGGAAGTGTGATGCTCCGACGAAACTTGATAATAATAAGGTCTGGCCGGCGTCGACCTTGCAGAATCCTGCGGTCAAAGCGATGAATATGAACTTCCAGGACTTTCAGGAAGGAGCGAATATGCCTGCACGTCCGGTTGCGCCGTTCAGTCGGGCGCTACAAAATATAGCTAATAGGAACAATTCTTATCTTGATGACCTCACCAGAAATGCGATGGGCGATACCGAAAAGCCATTTGAACTTGATGACATTATAGGCAAATACGGACCTAATTCGATGAATGAAATGGATGATATACTTCGTAATGATACTAAAATAACATTGGACTATCTAAAACAAACAAAATGAAACACTTCTCTGGTTATGGAGCATATCTGTTATTCTTGGCCTTGCGAACTCATTTCACCAAGGTCAAGTATGACTTCTTTCTAATGAACGGTAAACTCCGTGCTACGAAAGAGTCATATCTAAAACGCAACGATAAGGCTTTCTTTGAGAAGGTAGCGAAACTATACAATGCCGAGGAACTCAAAAACTTCTTCGTTGCTAATCTGCTAGAGGACCGTCATTACATTACCGAGATGATAGGAGAAGAAGCGCATGGAACATTCTGGGAGGCAGAAAAGAGAAGACAATCCCTCTCATACATTTTTAGAAACGATGTGGACAAAGTATTTGAGCATGGTTGTAAATATGCTTTTGATGTTGTCGATGGTGAGTATCCTTTCATTGTTACTCTTATTCTGCGGAAGTCTATTGCTCTGGAGTCTGCGGCAATTCTAAACGACTTTGTTCCTTACGCTTCAAAGTTTGATAAATACCTTGGCGATGATGATATCATCTGGTCAAGAGTTGCTTTGAAACTCCGCAAGTTTAGACCGTTCATAAAGTATGATGCCGAGAAGTTCAAAGCCATACTGAAGGAGAAGGTCAATGAAGACACTAGAAGGGAACGCATCCGACATATTGAAAGGGTGGGTTGACGGAAGATACGAAGTGTTCTATAAGTATGACGGTTCTCATGTCTCGCAGATTGAAATCTATGAGACGGAAACAAAGACTAGTTATCTACCAAATGAAGAAGTGGAACACTATTTGGAGATTATTCTTGAATAAAGAAAGAAGACAGAGAAGATTCCAACAAAAGAAGCGACACATCGATAGACAAGTCAAGGTGAAAAAGTCATCATACTGGTTCAATAAGTATGGAGATACTATTCAGCCACATCGCTTTCATAAAATGGATGCAATGGACTGTGGTGTATCTGGTTGCATTTGGTGTGGTAATCCTCGTCGTGTATGGGGAGATAAGACGTGGCAAGAGATTCGCTTTGAATGCTCCGCAGTTGAGCAGACAAAACGAGACTTCATTGGTAAATGGGAATGGGAGGATCTACATGATCCTGCCATTGATTGGTGACTAAATAACATTTGACACAAGGAGATTCTTGTGTTATATG